CATCCAGCATTTTCGTTTGGTATTTGATGATCTGTTGTGTCAACTGACCAGCAATGAAGAGCGTAGAAAGTCGGCGCTGATGTGCTGGGTGTTCCCGCACATACGAAAGCAGGCTCTCAGGGGCAGTCTTGATCTGCCATCCGAAAGCCTGCTCAAGTAGTTGAAGCTCGTCTGCTGACCACTGCGCTAATTCATGTTGCGCCACGTTGAGATGACGATTACCACTGTGCCGACCGATTGGCTTGTTCGGTGGCACAGCATGAAACCATGAATGCGCCTTGTGTGTGTCTTGCAAAAACCGTCGAGCCACGTATCTATCCCTTCTTGCGTTTCAGTTCTCGTTGCACGACACTTCGTACTTCTCGAATGACTGCGGCTTTGAGTGCTGGTGACATCTTCCGAGCCAGTTCCGCATACAGCTTTGAGGCGGCATCGCTCTTTGGTGTTGGTTCACCGCTTGTTGGCGGTTGACCACCTGCGTCCGGTGCGCCACCACCAAATCCACTCGCCTGTGCAGTGGCAGCACGCGCCTGTTCGAGCACCAGCGAGAACGGCTGGTCTCCCCACGGCTCTGTGATCTGCGGTACGGCACGCTCCAGCACGTCAGATAGGATCGTGCGTCCGAGGTTCGGCGTCATGGCACCAGCAGTTTCACCAGACACCAGCGCCGCGATCAAGTCCTCGTTCAGTGTCACGTTCGGGCCATTGCTCACGAAGTCGTGAAAGATAGATTCGATCTCTGGCATAAGCCAGCGATTCAAGCGGTAGTCGAAGTCCACACGCTCAGGTCGGAATACCTGTTCCTCAGCCATGTGTGCCGAGGCTTCAGCAGTCGCCCGCGTGTACTCATCCGATTGTCCGACGAATAGCGGCGGCAGACGGAATGAACTGCGCGATTTTGTGCGGTTCGCCTCATCATATCCCATGAACATCGCGTCACGCATCTGAGCACCAGTGAGCGGCTGCATCGTGATACGTGGTGCGCGTGTTTCCTGTCCAGAAATAACATCGCCAGAGGCTTGCGATTCAAGGATGAGGATTTTATGGAAATTGCCACGTCCCTTGATCGTATCCTCGATCTGCTGTTCCAAACGCTTGACCGTCGCTCGTGTCAACGTTCCACCAGATACCAGCACAGCCAATGGCGGCACGGCCTTGTTATCGAAGTACAGGAGGTTGACTTCCTCAGCCGCCCGCGATCCGAGCACGCTTGGGAGGTTGCCAATCCAGCGAGGCATGGAGTACGGCGACTTCGGATGGTACTTAGAACGAAAGACCATGACTTCGTTTGCAGCGCGTGTCTTGTCGCCCTTCGCGTTGAAGATGCCTGTTTTCCAGTCCATCACACGTGGATCGCCGAAGTCCTTGAACCAGCGAGTCTCACGTTTACCAGAACTCACCTGAATCTGAACATACGTGCGGAACCGTTTCGGTAACGGTTCGATCTTGATTACCCCACCAACTCGACGTTTCTCCTGTGTAGACACAATCTCTGGATCGTAGACGGTCATACGAATCGTATGCGCTGGGATGTGACTGAGGCGCTTGATCGGTGTGGACACGTCTCCTGGCTTCTCTCGAATGACTTCCCACACCGCAAACCCGCATGCTTCCTGATCGTGGCGCTTCTTCTTGCGAAGCTCGACGAAACTGCCTTCTGGGTTACAGTACGAGAAGAATTCTTCGAGCGCCTCGACTTCAGCATCGAATGTCGTAGCAGCATTCTTGTCAGCGCGTTCGACATTCGTTTCCTCATCTTCGAGCCCTTGCATGATCTCGAACCGATGACCGAAGCCTTCGATGTTAGTCTCATACGCGGCGATACACTGAGGCAGGATGTTGGACTCGTCGATCAGGTCAGCTAAGAGCGACAACGATCCTTCACCGAGCGGCGGCACGAGGATACGGCGTCCACTGGCGCTCTGGATATACATGCCAGATGCGACGAATGGATCATCGGCAAACGCAAGTGACTCGCCCAACTGTTTCGTACCTGTTACGCTCCCGAGCGCCTGCGCGATAGCCCATGAGCCAGTCTTGTCGTCGCCAGTAATCAAGCGACTGTCCTCTAGCGCATCGCGCACCGCCTGATCGTCAGTAGCGCGTCTCGGCTTCGTCGGTCGTATCGCCATTAGCGTTTACCTTTCCTTTTTGTGAGACTTGGACACCAGACCCTATGCTTACCGCTGAGTGCAGCATGGCAGTGGTAGCACACGTCTACTGGCTGCTCGTTCTGTTTATCGCTCATCGTCCTTGTCCTCTGAGTAGGTCGTCATACCTGCCCGAGTCATACGCCCATGAAGTGTCCGCTCTTCGTACCACTCGGCAAGCGCCCTGAGAAACCTTTTCCGATCTACTTTCCCGATTTGTTTCTCAAGGTCCAATACCGCGATGATGGAAATACCAGACTGCTTGAGCAACTTGATCTTTTCCTTGATGTCGTGCTCAAGAATGCTCTCACCAATTTTCTCTTGTTCTGACACAGCATCGTCTGGCGTCTCGTCTCGGTCGCGCATGAGGTTCTTGTACTTATCGTAGTTTCGCACGAAGTACCGTGACTCGTCAACCCCGTGATCCTGATTCTTCTCGCAATCCTCTGGTTTCGTTTCGCTATGCGAGAGCCCCTTGATGTCTGCCCATGTGTTCTTGCATGACGTGTGCCAGCCTACCGAAACTTCCCCACGTGGCCCTCGTAGCCGTCTCCGCATCGCCGACCATCCACTGAGACGGTCGTTGTCTGTCTTGAAGGACATGATCGGCGTGCCGAGCTTGTCCACGAACCATCGGCGAAAAGTTTCGATCTGATCCTTGCCGCTTGGGTCAGGCCAGCCGCCCTTCACATCCTTAAGCCACGGCTTGTCCTCGATCTTGGTCAGCATGTCCGCTGCCGTCATGCCGGGACCGTATAATTCGTAAAACTGGTACACCAGTCCATCTTCTCTCGCTTGCCACGCACCGAGACACGCCGCGCCGCCGTCCGCGAAACCCCAATCGCATCCAAGATACACAGGCCGTCCTGCGACATATACATACTCGGAACTCAGATGCTTCACATCATCGCACTCTGGAAAAAACATGCCTTCTGAGCCAGGTTCTTCGAGTAGCTGAAGCGTACCCCACGAGACTTGATCGGATCGAAGGAACTCTTTCAATACTTGCGCGTAACTCAGGTGCCCTGTTGCTTCGTGCGCCTTCCCTCCGCACATTATTTCCGTGGTCTCGACGCCTTGCCGCAATACCTTGCGCTCGAACAGCGGACACTTCCCTATCCCTGGTACATCATCGCAGTTGTACGTGCATGGAGCCATAGCATCCAAGATGCACCACGAGAACGTCTTGAGATTTTTCCCCAAATCGTCTATCACGCGCATGACAGGGCCAGCCTTCTTGAACCGAGTGCTGGCGAGAATGATCTGTGCTGGAATCCCGTCCGATTCGTGTGGCGTTTTAGAAACGTGAGACCACACATCGTAATCGAGTAAGTCAAATTCGTCGATTACAGCCTTATGAGGGTGAGGCCCTGAATTACCTACTAAGATTCCGCTTCCTGTGCAGTAATTATGATTTTCTGCTACAGTCAAATCGTATTTATGTTGCGGGTAATGCCACGAGGTTGTACGTTTCCTGTTACTTTCAGTTCTACCGCGAAGTCGAACAGGCACAACCTCTGCAACCTCCACACCTAGCAGACCATCGACGCCTTGCTTTATCGGCTCAGCTATCCATCGCTTTCTACCAACAAACTGCTTAGTAGATACATCTATCATGTTTCCAGTGATTGTGTCTATTGATCTACTTCCTTTAGTAGAAAATCGCCACGAATACTGATCTCCGACAACCTGACTAAACTTTCCCTCTATACCGATACCATCAAAATATTGTACTATCTGTGATCTGGCTGTCTCATTCCAGCAATGCGTTGCAATGCCCCATGTGGAGGCCGATATTGTTCCGTCATCCATAAGCCATATAGACAGAGCCAATTCCCCTAGACCATCAAGCGCACCAGGAGGAATTGTTTTCTTTCCGTTTTGATACCACAACCTACGAAGTTCTCGTAGCCATGGGTGTGCTGATGTTCGCATTTTCCAACAGTCTGTACCAAACCCGCCCTTATGTGGATTGAGACCATCGTGAGAAAACCCAACTAGTTGGTCCGCAATCCATTGTATATAGTCCTTCTGATATTGCCCATGGACAACAGACAGCCTTCCGTGTTTATCAATCATCCCGTCACCAAGCAGTAACCCTAGAACAATCTCTTTCTGAGCCAATGACGGGACAAACCCCCTAACACATACCCTATCACCTGTCTGAAGTTTTCCAATCTTCGTCTTGCTGCCGTCAAGTCTCAAGACATCGTGTGTATCAGTAGCGCACAGATCACGCCAGCATTTACGATGATCTATCAGTGTTAGGCTCATGAAATCCTGCTGCTCACCGTTATCATGCCAACCTGTAATAGGCTTCCATTCCCATGCCGACCGCTCAAAACTGTATGAGAGTACATTGACAGCGAGTTTCTTTTGAACTATCTTTTTGAGTCTCAAGACACCTTGGTCAGTGATAATACCCTGCGAACCCGGCAAACACGCTTGAGCTATAGTTCCAGGGACAACCTCAACACGTGCTCCATTAGTGAATTCTGTTCTGCTCTTCAGTGGTTCACCAAGTACAAATGGCTTGATTGCGTCCCTGCGTAGTTCATCTGAGAAGTATTTATAGTTACGATCAGCCTGTGCTTGTAATGCCCCCATGTGAAGCGTCCAGCACTTCGGCTTGAAGATGCTGTTGGCGATATGTAGTAGCGCCAGATCGAGCGTCTTACCTGTGCCCTTCGCTGCCAGTGCGAAGATGTCGGGGTCCAGTGATGACGCATTGAACACTGCCCACATGAAGTCCAGTGCGCTCTGATGGTCTGGACAGACGCTCTTCTCAGCGACGACGACATTGTGGATAACATGAAGGTAGTTCCCAAGCTCTTCTTTCGTCTCGGGTCTACGGCTTGTCATCCAGCTATCGAACGATGGTTGTTGCTCTGGCTTGAGTAGAAGATTTGACATCAAGACTTCATGCTAACACAGTTTTTAGATTCTGTCAAGTGTTATATTAAACGCCTCACGAGAGCCCATGCCGCGATGAGTGCAAACAATCCATTCAGCGTCCCGACAGCGATGGCTCCGTGGCTCGCCGCGCTCAGGAGTAACAGCACACCTCCGAACAGGTTGAGCGTGTTGTAGGAGCGAGAGAAAGACTTGACATAGCCTTTCGTTAGAAGTCCGTAGGCGAGCA